TTTTAGTGTACCGATGATACCAGTCGAAACTTGGTGGTACATGTGAGTAGAATCAGCATAGCACGAACGAACATGACCGCTAATAGCAATCAGGAAGCCACAGCTCATAGCTGTACCAGTCACGATCGTATGAATCGGTGTGCTAGATTCGCGCATGATTGACAGAAGTCCGAAGCACTGGTAGACCATACCACCGTAGCTGTCAATGTAAATGTTAATGGGACGTGGTGAATATTCAAGATTGTGAAGCGCATACAGCTTCTTGATATATTTGTCATGCTTCTCGATAGCAAGAATGCTTTCAGTCAGAGCAGCGATGCTGTCTTGGTCGACTTGCTTTGTAAAGAATAGGTCGCGCTTCTTCGGTTGCGGTAGACTTACTTCTTCACTCGAATCAATAACAGTTGTTTCTTCGCTCATAATATATTCCTTTAATTATAATGGTAATTTTGCAGTTCTTTCCAACAAATTCATATCTCGACATTCAGCTTCTAATTTCGATTTAATCACGTCAGACTTTTTGACCAAGTTCCCAATTGCTGTTGGTTCCATGTCATTCTCTTCGCAGAAAGAGAGGATGGCTTCGAGATAGCCCATCCCCATTTTTACTTTGCTTTCTACTGCCATAGCAAATGTATTGGCATCAAATTTCTTTTCAAGTTTATCTAGCATAGAAAATGTGCGCTCCTACTTTTGCTACGCGCTTCTTTTTGTAAGACCATTTCGGTTTTACAGATGTATTGTGGAAGTACATAACACGTTTGTTTAATGTACCGTTTTCATATCGTTCGATGATTTCTTGAACGACATCCCTAGTTTGTTTGTTGATGTGGTGCGGTTTTACTTTGCGAACATTAGTAAATTGCGCTTTTTGGTATGCTACACCACAAATTGTTTTTGGATAGTATTTACTATTCGCGCGATTGAAGACTGTCGCTCCGACGAGAATAGCACCCTGTGCTTTGTTACCTCTGGTTTCATTATAGATTACTGCCTCTAAACAGGCAATGTCACTCTTGGATAACGCTTTGATTGGTTTAGATTTGACTGGGTTAGTAATTGGAAAGTTTGGTGTTAATTCTTGAAACAGTTTGTCATTATCTAAAAGTTTTGCATCAGCACTTCGTTGATTTATTACAGTCAGACTTGCTAGTACAACAGCAAGGATAACCGATTTCTTCATAAAAGTCATCGCATTTCCTTTTTTGGTTGGACGAGAAATTATTTATAGGAAAGGGGGAGTTTGACCTCCCCCATTTCTTAACAACTATTAAGTATTAGTTGCGGGTAAACAGCGTAGAACCGCCAGCGTTGTAAGCAGCAGCAATCATGCGACGGCTTGGGGTGCCAAGACGATAGGTGGTTTTGCCATTGCTATCAGTGTTGGTGTAAACAGCATAGCCTTCCGAACGAAGTTGACGGATGACTTCAGAAGCCGAAGTGACTTTGTAGCTGTTGGTGATTTGGGCGGTCGTCAGAGTCTTGCCGTTTTTCAGGGCATTCAGGACGGTTTCTTTCTGCGAGTTAGTATTCTTACTCATTGTGTTTCCTCATTATATTAAACATAGATGTAATACTGGCTTTTACCAGTTCAATTATTATACCCTATTTGGGGTTCAAAGTAAAATAATGGTAAACCGAGCCAGTCGGGGTCGGTCACAAAATAGACCTCGGCTGCAAGCCCTTGATTTATAAGGAGTTTTTAGGGGTGGTTTTCAGTCCACTTAAACGAAAAAACCTAATAAAATCAATGACTTAGGTCAAAAAGTCGCAAACATTAGGGTAAAACAGGGGTCAGGGTCGGGTTCAGGTCAAAATACGCTTTGCAGGGTCGTTCCCATATTGTATGCTTTGCCATAATCAATCACTAATCCTTTTTCGCGTCCATGCGCGTCAATTTCCCAAGGGCGATCCCAGTAGTGCATTTCCCACTCATATCGCTTTCCTAGCCATTTACAGATTTCGTTATTTGTGCTTGGGAGTTGGCGGAGTTCGCGTTTCGCATATTGCTTGATATGCACCATTTCGTGAGCGAGAGTTCTAAGGTAGTTTACCAGAAGGATATCGTCTGGTGCGAAAATCTGAATGTGGTATTTCTTTGGTGGATCTTCTTCATCCGTCCATACACAATCAGCGAGATCGGTGACGTCATGAACATACGGATGATGCTCTATTTTTACAGAGAGAGTTTTTGATAGTTCGTCTTTGAAGAACTTCTTCGCGAAGAACTTACAGAATTGTTTAGCGTGCAACCTTTGCTCTTCTGTACCACCCTTAATAGTGATTCTCATTTCGGAACTGTTCCCTTAGATCTTTAAGCTGGTTGATGTGTTCGTCAACATAGGCATGATATACGTGGGTCTTTCCTGTTTCTTCTGTGGCAATAAAGATTAAAACATGGTCGATTTTCATACCAGTTCTTTCTTCCCACATTTTAGCATAACCAGCACCTTGGCAAAAGTAGTTGGTTATTTGTTCCTTGGACTTTTCTTTACGAGAAGTCTTCCAGTCCATTACTGCATATTTAGCCATATACTTCCCTATACAGTCAACCGTGCCAGCGACTTCTAATTCGTCTGACCATAGTCTGGCTTCTACTGCTAGGATTTCTTCCAAGCCCATGTCAATTTTCTCTTTGAGAGTATTGAACATTTGTATTGCGTCGGGCATGGCTTTTTGTGCTACATTAGCAAAGCCCTCTATATCGTCGAGGATATAGTGTTCTGCTAATGTATGCATCGATGTACCACGGCTGGATGCCATACGCGATACACGATTTGCTTCAGCTTCACCTACTCTGGCTCGCCACGCTTTAATTCCTTCGCGTCCGAGCAAACCAGTAACACCAGTCAACGAGGGATAGTTTTTCCCCGACGGTGTTTTATAGGTGCGCTTACCATCTTCATTAACCTGCATAATCTGCGGGATAACGAACTCATCAATTCTATTTTTGAACATCACTTCTTCTTTGGTCCGTAGAACCCATTTTGCATATCTTGAACAAAGCGGTTTGCTTCTTCAGTTTTCAATTGTCTTGCTTCTCTTACTGAAGCAACACCCAAGTCTTCCTTTGCTTTCTTTACACGCTCAACTTTTTTCATGGCTTGTTCTGGTGTAATCTCATTTCGGAGAACACGCTTCAACAAAGCACACTTGTAACCAGAACAGGTCTTTGGTCTTGTTTCGTAGATAGAGCAACTTCCGTTCACGTGCGCGGGACAAGGTTGAAGGAAGAAGTGTTTATCCTCTTCCTCCTTGTACTTGGTTTCCGCACCGAGGAATATCATCTGTACTAATTCGTGGTCGTGCGCCACTACGTTGCCGAACATTGTTCCGTCGCAACACATACCACACGCTACACAAAGGTCAGAAGGTGTCATGCTTTAGTCGTAAAGTAGCATTGACCGACACGAGCAATAGCTTGCTTCATGTCATCAAGTTCAAAGCCAAACACGAAGTCATCATAATTTCCAACTGCATAAACTTTCATTGCGCTAGAATTAACGATGATGTCTAGGTTTTCTACTGAGCCTTCGAGTTCCACAATTACGGTGCTCGAGTCGCGCGAATAAACCATAACTGGAATGCGGATCCCGTCAAAGTCAGCTTCAGCTGTGCTCTCGAATGGGTTTTCTTTACTGGCTTTGATATTCCACTTTGCGTTGATTGCGGAAAGATAGAGTTTATCGTCAAACCAACCAAATCGTGTTTCGCCGATATTACCATTGCCCCAATCAATTCCGTTTCTTGCGATACAGAACTCTGAGCTGGGAACCATCTCCCAATCCGCTGCGACGGACTGGGAGGATACTGCAAGCATTGCTGCTAATAAAATCTTTTTCATATATTCCTATGCCAGACCCATCTCCGTCTTAGTGACAATATAATCGCGAACCAAACCAGATCGTACGATATCGGTTTCTAAAAACTCAATGTGGTCAAATTTTTTCATTTTATCTAAGATACTCATGAAGTCATGAATACCGCTCTTTTCTTTTGCATTCTTTAAGTCAGTTTGGCGGAAGTCACCGCAAAAGACAATCTTTGTCCCTTCGCCTACACGAGTGATAACTGAGTCAAGTTCCGCGAACGAAAGGTTCTGAATCTCATCTACAATCACTACTGCATTGTCAATAGTCAAACCACGAATGAACGAGGTTGACATGAATTCTATTACATTTTTACTCTTGAGAATATCATAAGCATCACCGCGACTTAGCAGGTTGTTTACGATTTCTCGATAGGGTTGCTCATAAACTCTTAGTTTTTCATCCAATGTTCCTGGCATAAAGCCAACGTCGCGTGTTGCCACTGCGCTTCTAACAATATAGATCTTTTTGAATGTACCATATTCCAACATTTCCTTTAACGCAAGATATAACGAAATAAATGTTTTACCTGTACCAGCTATTCCGTGGAGAAGTAAGTGATTATCATAGAAAGAACGAAACACTATATTCTGCGTTTCTGTCATAGGATTTATCTCTCTTAACTCTAAGCCCAAACTATTAATCTTTACCACTTTCTTAGCTGCTGTTTTGGCGGTTCTTTTCATTGAAGATCCTTGTTGTGTTTGTTTATGGATTCATCACCAATCGTTTATAGTGTTCCCCCTGTGTTTGGATTTAATCTTTTGTAGAACTTCGCGGAAACCAGCGTCTGGTTTCTTAGCGTCGTTATAGCTAAATGTTGTTGGCGTTTCATGCCATTGTATGACGTGCGGATTCTCCGAGAGGAATGTTTCCATCTCGGAGATCTTCATAAACTTTTCGAAGACTTCTTCAGTTTCGGTGTTTTTGAGATTGTACAGTGGCATCTTTAATCTGCTCTATAAAGTGATCAATTAACTCATTATTAAGTGCTGGAAGAATCTGTTTTGCTTGTGTGCGCGTCAGCGTTTTCTCATGTATGAGCTGAGAAAGAACTACGCTTCCGCCACAAATAGCACCCCTGATAAAGCCAGCGGTCTTACCTTGTCGGTGCATGTACCAGCCATAGCAACCAAGAATTACCAAAATACCTGCGAATGTTATCATTTCCATCGATAATCCTCTTCGTCATCAAACTCATCTTCGGTATATTCCAGCAGATGGTCGAGATCGTTAGACCTAAGTGCATTTTTGAGATTACGTTCTTTGCGCTCAGGACGTTTTGGTTTTTTGATGTTGTCTTCCCTTTCGTGAAAAGACGTTCGTTTTATAGTCATACAGCTTGTGTCTTAGCTTCTTTTTCAGCTTTAGCATTATCTTCTGCAACTTGCTTGGGAAACAATTGCGGATATGCCTTCCTAGCAACATGAGCCGACATCGGTTTCCACGGTGTACGATGCTCCTTCATAGCAAGGATTAATTTTGCGTCCTCGGGATGTAATCCTTCGAGATATTGAATGAATAGTTGTTCGCGACGAATCCTAGCAACGTTGTTTCCAGGAAGGAAAAGATACATCTTCTTCCACTCTGAATACAAACGCTCTTCTAAATCAGAAGATTGTTCTTGAGTCGCTGGTTTGTAGGGAGGTTCGCCGTCTGGAAGATCCATATTGATATCTTCGTCGAACATAACTTTAAGGACACCTTGCAGGACTACACTATCATGTTTGTGTAAGTGTTCTACTCGGGATTGTACATCGGGAAGCGCAGCAGCTTCCTCGAGAATTTGGGAGATGCGTTTCATCATTAGAATTCCGAAATGTTTTCCATTAAAAACTTTAGTTTGTGTTTGATAAAGTAGTTGAACAGTTGGTTCCTATCTTTACCTGCTTCCGAGTCATACTCTTGGATAATCCTATCCTTAATCTCATTCGGTATATTATTTAGTGAAATCAAAAGCTCGTTTCGTTTCCAGTTGCGTTGCTCTTCGTCTTTCAACTGCTCAAACGGAGTAGTCATAAAGTAGTCAAGTCGCTTCTGGGTAATGATACCCTGTCGCGTACCAGTCACAAGGCAGTCATCCTTAGACAGGATGTTCGGAATACCGTCGCTAGTATCACCACGGATAATGTGCTCGCGCAGGAACTCGTCGGCATCCGTACAGCTCAGCATGCGTTTGCGAGTAGGATCGTACTGCTCGACGTTATTATAGCATTGCAGTTGCTTGAAGTCTTTGTCACCAGAGACAATCATAATCTTTTCAGCATTACCAAACTCGACACCAAACTTGTGTACGAGAACACCGATAACGTCGTCGGCTTCAGCATTATCTACGTGAATGACGCGATACGGGAAATATGCTTTCAACTCCTCGCGGACTTTAGCGAATGTGTCAAACACAGTTCCCCAATCCATGTCAGAAGCATCACGACTCTTGCGACGGTTGGCTTTGTAGTACGGAAACGCGCCACGACGCCAGCTGCTGGAGTCACAGGCGATAACCATATCGCCGTAGTCGGCTGCAAACTTCTTGCGAATATTACGCAATCCGTTCAGAATCATGTGGCGAAGCAGATCTTCATCTAGCTTGGCATTTTGATGAGAGCCAAGCTGAGTCATCAGATTAGCAATCATTACTTGTTGTAAGTCAATTATAAACATTTTATGTTACCATTTCATAGAAATCTTCTGCGGTGACCTGCAGTGGGTGTAGGATATTGCGTTCGCCGAGTAGCATAGAGTACATGGCTTCTCGGAACAGAATATAGTCTTTTGGGCTCACTTCTGTGGGCTTGATACCACGACTCACAAGGATCGTCCATGCAGCTTGAAGTGCAAGATCGGCGATGTCAGTGACCTCGTCATAAGCAGTAACAAAGTTGTCAACAACTTCAGAAACTTGTTTCTCGGTTTTGACTTCTTCCTGTTTAACTTTGAATCGGTCAGCAACGTCAATTACATTATTATCGCTCATAGATATTTTGCCTTTCGTCCTCGCTTCATTGGCACGACTGGTGTGGTTTCTTCGACTTCGTCGGTCATTTCATCGCGCGGATCGCGAAAGAACAAAGGTAAATCTGTGCCAGCATTTATCTTTACAGTGTATCCGAGATCGCGCCAGCTAACAGCGTGTTGAATAGCAGTTGTTTTATCATTATAATCTAGTTCTAAGCAATGACCTTGTCGTGGTCGCTTGTGATAAAAGATTTGTACAGTCCAGTATTGTTTACGCACTTAGAAACCCCAATATAAATCCGATTATGAATGGCAAGGAAGAAATAATCATTAAAGCAATCATTATAATAAACAAAAAGATAATTCCTTTCATTACCATACCTTGTAAAGAATTGTGGTATCATTCATGCGACCGTTAGCAGCACGTCCTTCAGTTTTCAACTGCTTAAATTGACGTTCAGCATTGATACGAGTATCAATGTGCGGAAGGATGTCAAGCGGTTTACGAAGTTTCTTAGTGAACGATTTGCTTTCGTCGAAGTTGATAATGCTAGTACCTTTGACAGAGAAACCACCCTCATTCGCGTAGTATAGGGAAAGGTCGCGCGTCTTACTATTGAACGCGACCAGATACTTGGCACCGAGCAGTTTAGCTGGGTCAATAGAAGCGATACGGAACTCTGCGTTCTCTTTCTGATACTTGAGACGACCAATAATCTTTTCGACTTTCGGTGGTTTCTTAGCGCGTGGTTTACGAGCAGCAGATTTCGTAACAGCTTTAATCTGTTTGAATTGAGTATTCATGTCAGTCAGCAGTTCAATAGTTTGCTTGACTGCTTTCCAGCTGACATGATTGTAGCCCTCGAGAAGTTGCTCGTCTTCCTTATCGCTCAGTTCGTTGAGTTCTTCTAGCAACAAAGAATACTCAGACGACAGTTCGTCGAGGTGAAACTTAGTCGCTTTCATAGCCATCAACGTTTTATAGAAGTCGACTTTAATCTTCTCTCCCGCGAGCGAGCGCGCGATGAGATCGTCCATGAATTCAAGCATTTCACTAGGAACAGCTTTCGGCTTGACAACTTTGTTTACGATGACAGGATTACCGTCATCATCAAGTTCGGGTCGAGTAGAATCTAGGACTGTATCAATACTTTGTTTGATGGTCGCGTGATACTTCGGATCGATAGTAGATCCGTTCGTGTATAGACGCGCGAGAGATGCGGTGGTCGGAATCAGTTTCCGAACCTTACCAGACACAGTAGCAATATCATCTTTGCTATACTTGTTCTTTGTCATGTATCCTACAAGCCACTTCTTGGCGTTGTCAGGAGTCCACTGATTGTTAAACCAGTTGAGTGCACGAACAAACTCCACACCCTCTGGGTTATGGATTACAGGTTCGCCACCAATGGCGTCATATTGTTTACGCGGTTTGCGTTTCTTTTCTGGCTGAGCCATAAATATCCTTTAGAACTATTATACTACGATTTTGGTTGAAAGTAAAATTATACAACGCTGGCATTTTGCGTATGCTTGCATTGACGGCGAAATTGAAATCCAGCACAGGTGCACGTCCAGCGACCACTTTCGTTAGTCACGTGATATGTGTTTCCTTTGCTTCCTGGAACTTCTATATGTACGATCTTGGTTTGTTGAACGACAGGCTTCGTTGCACCCTTAATCATTTTCAGGTCAAAGACATGACGCAGATTAATGATGCGATGACCGAATGGCATGGATTTGTCTGCGAGAGCAAACTCTGTGTTGCTAATCGGATATGGCGGATTGATAACCTTTCCGCGATAAGTTGTGAATCGGAACTCACTATCCGAGAACAGATAAGATTCCTTGAAACTAGTTGTTACCTCGACTTCCGAGGAAATCAGTGGCATACGGTCAAACATAGTATTCTCCTTCCATACAACCATTATACTCCCCTGAAACCAGAAGTAAAATAATAAACTCCTTAAAAATCAATAACTTAGCAAGGTATAAAAAACCCTTATAAATCAACGACTTATAAGGGTCTTAAAAATCAACGACTTAGCGTATTATTTTGAAGTCGCTCGGTAAATACCGTCCCAGCCATCTTTTCGCTTCATTCCGCTAATTCGCTCAATCATGATATCATAGTATTCAGCCATCTTTCCATCAAAATGGAACTTTAGTTGTTCGGCTGTCGCGATCGCAAGTTTGAACTCTTGGTTGTAATAATACTCCAAGAACAATTTGTGTTTATTGATTCCAGCTCGGTCATCAGGAACGACGGTGAAAATATGTACACCCTCTGTCTTTCCTTTTACCGCAATGTAGTCCAACTCAATAATCGGGAACTCGTCTTCAACGTATTCAGCAGTCTTCGGACCAATGATTAACTTAACCCCATAGGACTTACTTTGTCCTTCTAGTCTTGCAGCCAAGTTGACACCGTCCCCCAAACAAGTATAATCGAAACGCTGAACAGACCCCATATTACCCACAACAACAACATCAGTGTTAATGCCAAGTCCCATACCAAACGCAGGAATCCCTTCTTTGGATATTTCTTCATTAAATTTCTCCAGGTCACCTAGCATAGCTAAACCTGTACGCAAAGCATTCTTCGCGTGTTCGGCATCATCAAGAGGAGCATTCCAAAAAGCCATCTGAGCGTCGCCAATGTATTTGTCTAGCGTACCCTCGTTCTCAATAATCTTCTGTGTCATCGCAGTCATATAACGATTCATAATTTTAGTCAGACCTTGTACGTCTTTTCCGTAGTGTTCTGAAATAGTTGTAAAGCCACGAACGTCAGTAAACATAATTGACAGCTCGCGTGATTCGCCACCTAGTTGTAGCAGGTCTGGGTTTTCCTGTAGCTTCTCAACCATCGCTGGTGACAAGTATGTACCGAACTGCTTTTTAATTTGTTGCTTGAGTAGGAAGTTCTCGAGGAACTTAGCAAATGAAGCATGAGCGAATATAACAAGCATGCCTAGAACTGGTAGCGAAGCATCAAGTAGCAGATACTCAGTTTTCCAGTAGTGATATGATGCATAACCAAACCCACCAGCAATTAGAATAACCAACGGAAGAACTAGTTTCATTGGTGCTTTATAAACAGCTAGAATAATTAACAGACCAACGAATAGAATAATAACCAGCTCAAGGAAGTCAGCGTAGTCAGGGCGAACGATTGTGTTGCCATTTAGAACTGTTTGTAATAGATTAGCCTGAACTTCATGCGGATACATTGAGCCGACAGAAGTAGGAACTGGGTTGGCTACACCCTCAGCGGTTACACCCCAGATAAGAAACTTGCCAGCTGTATTTTCAGGTGTGATGTCAGCAGCTGATATAGAGTCAAACTCATTCCAATAAGAAATATAGACAGAGCCATCAGCAGTTGTTTTAATTGGCTCAAACTTAGGAATGCGAACAGCTTCAACGCCAGCTTCACCGACTTTCATTTGATACGAGATATCACCAGCAGCGACGCGAATAGTTTCAAGCGCAACTGATGGATAGATTTGCTCATTAGCGCCAACGACCATTGGTAGTTTGCGGATTGTACCATCAACGTCACCGATAGTAGAGGATACACCTACACCGCTTGACGCTTCAGCTAGAATTGTTACTGGCGGTAGAATACCAGACCAGCTGTTTACATAATCAAATGGATTACCGCCGACAGTTGCGGTTCCTACGTGTGGTCCAAGACCTTCAATAGATTGGTCAGTTGGTGCTGACGAAATGATGGTGGCTCTTCGCGCGAGCGCGTCCGCGAACACTTGATCTTTACCGAAACGGTCTTCTTCTGAATAGATGACAGTAAATACGCTGATGCTGTCTTCTGCAGTTCTATCTAAAAGATTAGCAAACTTATCGCGCGACCAAGACCACTGACCGTATTCTTTAATAGCTTTCTCGTCGATGTTGACTAATAGCACATCGCTGGACTTAATCTGCTCGTGGCTACGTTGTAGCGAGTCAAAGTAAGTTAGTCGTGTGGCTTCAACCAAGAATGGGTCATAGAAGCGCAGGGCGACCAAGAGTCCGAGTGTAATTAATGCTAGATACCACTTTGTTAGGAATTTCATTTCTTCTGCCTTATAATAATTGTATTGCTGTCACCACCATTGATGACCACATTGAACTCTTTACCATCAAGATTAAAGATAATGTTGTAAGCTGTTTTCTCATCAAGCACTAATTTAATCTTTCCGTTGTTATCCTTAGATATAGTTATAATATCTTTATTTAATACTGTTAGCAAACCTGTCTGCGCGTCAAGTCCGATATCTGTACCTGTAATTTCAGCAGCAGTGCGAACCTCACCCAACTTCGCTTCTTGTAACTTATCTACTTCAATCATAACTGGGATAATGTCAGCCAGATAATCTACTTCAAGATAGTTAATGTCAATATCATTAAACTCTAGCGCGTCTCTTTCTTGTTCGATTGCTAGGTAGTCTACGTCAAGTTCGTTGTAAGCAAGCGCATCTTCCTCTAGTATCATCTCATCTTCTTCCTGCTCTACTACTTTAGGAGGATTAACAATAAGCATATTGTTGATCTGGTCTAAGGAAAGGTCGAGGATGGCTGGTTTAGTTGGAGCTGAGTCGCTCGAGAATGCAACGGTTGACTGCATAGATTTGTTTAGTACCACCGAGCCACCATTGGTAGCAACTAAGATTTCACCAGATGGTGCACCGTTCTCATCGGGGAGAAGGATTACTAAACTACGACCCAGTTCGTCAACGGTGATTGTGAAGTCTGTACCACGAACTGCGATCTGTGATGTGGGTGTTTTAATTGATACGTTTTTCTTATCAATACGATTCATCTTTCCAGTAGCAAATCTGGCTGTCCCACTTGCGAAGTTGACAGCCAGTTTGCCTTTACTTGGATTAGGATCGTAAACGAATTCATCTATTACGACTTTACTCTGTTCGGTGACTCGAAGTATCGAGCCATCTAGGAAATCGATCTTTATACGACCATTTCCTGTTCTTACATCATCGCGCATCTCGATTCCCAGCTGTAATTTAGCTGGGAGCGGAGTCTTTCTTACAACTGAACCTGTTCCTTTCAGCTCGGTGATTGAACCAATCTTAGACTCAGCAGCCAGAGGTGCCAGTGTTAGACTGATAAACACAAATGGTAGAAGGAGTTTGTGCAGTTCCACTAGTTGTACTCTCTATGGTAATTGAGTTGGTTTCAGTTGCGCCAGCCTGTGTAATGTTGAAGTTTGTATAATCGCCAGTGTGGTCGATGTTTACCATATGTCCAGCATACCCAGTTGCGCTTGTTGTTACGTTGTTGTAATTACCAACCATTGTAATGGTGCTTTCAGCATTCTCTGAGTTTACAGTAGCATTGAAGTTATTGTAATCACCAGTAATGTCCCATGTGAAAATTGAACCATCAGCCACATCAGCTGTACCAACGTTCATTAGCAGAGTATTATTTCCGCCAACAATGTTGATATCATACTGCGTATCGTCTGCGCTGAATGAACCATTTGGGTTATTGTTTAGTGTTATTTCGTTATTATCGCCGTATCCCATGATTGTTGCTAGGATACCGTTGCCGTATAACCAACCATATAGCGAGTTATTATTACCAGTTTGTGTTATGGTAATATCTTGTTGGTCGCCGTTAAAGTAAAACGGTGTTTGACCGTCATCAGAACCTATGGTGTTATTTTCACCTGTTTGTTCCATAACGATAGTTGCTTGTTGACCAACCTGATTAATATAAATCTGGTTGTCTGTAGCCTGACCTAATACTGTACCTGTCATCAAAAGCATAACAAAGAAGATGGCGTTCTTCATTTACTTTTCCTTTTATTTGAATTGCCAGTATCCTTTCGCCTTACCGTCTTTGATAAGTTGTAACACTGCTTCTTCTATTGCTTTTTGCGTTGCGATGTTTACAGACTCGTTTTGAGCTGTTCCGTTTTCAACTTCGACGAGTGCCGTTCCTGCTTCGACGAAACGAAACACATCCTGCGAGTATCCTACCGACAGAATTGTCTTAGTTGAAATAACATCTATAAGAACTTCGCCTGTCGCAACCGAAACCAAACGAAGTGAAACTGTAACTGTATCTTTAACATAGCGTTTAGATGCACCGATACCCAAGTATCTTGCACCAGCACCGCCTGTCATGGTGTTAGTATCATAACCAACAACTCCACCCTCTATGATTAAACCAGCAAAGAGCAGTGGTGGCAGTTTATTTATACCTTCGCCCTCGTAAGACTCACGAGTAGACTTAATAAGCTGGCGTTCTTTAGAAAGATTTTCTAATCCTTTGCGCTCTACTACTTGGAACACTTCACCATAGCCAGCACCACGAAGCGCGCGAATTAGAAACACCTCTGGGGCTTGCGTCACAGCAGTCGAAAACGAAGATAGGTTTTCGCTAGGTTTACGCTGACCTGTTAAATCTGTGAATGCGTAGATTGCCAAGGTTGGTTTCTGAACAACTGGTGGCAGATCTCTGAGTTCCTTATTAAAAACGAACTCTTGAATCTCAGCTTGGTCGATCTTCTGTATATGTAATCCGTTAAACTTTTCTGATGTCTCTACTACTTTTCCGCCAGCAGCGTGTAGTGTATAGCAACCAGTTAAATTAACCGAAGCAACAGAAACCGCTAATAGGAATAGTGACGCTCGTAACATCTGTGGGATCCGTTAAATTAGTTATGATAAGTTTTAATACTTCTGCTCCGTTCTCATCAACCGTCGACTGATAGTTAATGTTGTATCCTTGTAGGTTAAGCGAACCAGAACCAGTTGCGCCTTCTGCGAATAGATTAGTCACTAGCTGGCGCGACAATTCAGCGTATATTCTTGACTCTACGTTTTTCAAGAATCGGTTCACAGTTGAGTTGTTTTCCGCTGCGATGGCAGCTTTTAGCTCATCTTCTAATTTCTTAGCGATCGCTTCCTTGCGAGAAGTTTCTTGATTCTCAATAGTTAGATAATGTGATGATGTACCCTGTCCGTTGAAGGATGGGCTTTTGAATTGAAAGGTTATATCGCCAGCTGACGCGCTGAAAGGTAATAGACTAAGCAGCAGTAGTTTCTTCATCAGTCTTCTCCTCTTTCTTTTTCTTTCCGTCGGTCTCTAACAAAAATTCAAGTGTCAGTATTTTTATCAGACTTAGGCTTATGCTTATTCGCATGTTTCTCTTCCTCTTTCATTTGTAGGACAACGCTGACTTTTTGTTGCAATCTAATTAAGTCATTATCTAACATACGAATACGGTCAATCAATGCAATTAAGATACCGCTGGTTTGTCCAATCAACGGTGTTAATTCTTTTGTAACAAAGCTGTAAATAAAGAATACGAAATATCCCATCCCGACTGCAGCGACGATAGGAAAACCATATTGTTTAATCAACTCAATGACTACATCAGGATTCATTTTGTTTCTCTAAGCGTAGCAATATATTTTTTATCTGATACCATATTGCTAAGTGTATCAGCTGTTCTTCTTAGGAACATACTTTCAGTGGTTATGCCATCTTCATTTTCCATAATTCTTGCATAATCATGCATTATAGTAATTAAGTCTTCTAGTGTTGACATTAGTCTCTCCTTGCGTCGTTTTTACCGTCTGCCCGAGCCAGTCTATCGAGATCTGGTCTTAGACCTAGCGCAGAACTAACAACCGCATCAACTCGGATGATATCATGATTCATGGTTTTCACACGATTATCTAATGCGATGATTATACCCTGCAACCCTTGGATCTGTTTTACCACACCAGTCAATATGAACTTAATTACGAAATAGACAAACACGCCAGCAGCCATAGCTGCAGCGATAGGAAATCCAACTTCGGCAATTATCTTAAATATAGCGTCGTAGCTCATATAATCTCTCTCATAGTCAGTCTATTTATAAATAGGCTGACGTGGTTTAATCCTTACATTATAACAATATTAACAAAGGAGCAGTCATGAGTTTAGTTGCATTACAAAAGAAAATCGGTGTTACCGCTGACGGTGCATTTGGTCCAGGAACATTAAAAGCTGCGATGGCATTCTATAAGATGTCACCAGTTCGCGCTGCGCATTTCTTCGCGCAGACTGCCCATGAGTCAGGTAATTTCAAAGCATTCTCTGAAAACCTAAACTACTCGGCAGATGGCTTAACCAAAATCTTCGGCAAATACTTCGACGCTGCAGCTGCAGCAAAAGCTGCGCGCAATCCAGAAAAGATTGCTAACAGAGTTTATGCTAATCGTATGGGCAATGGAAACGAAGCTTCGGGCGATGGCTGGAAGTATCGTGGACGTGGTGCTCTTCAGTTGACTGGTAAAGAAAACTATAAAGCATTCGCTGATTATCTAAAGAAGCCAGAAATCATGGACAACCCAGACTTGGTTGCTACCGAGTACTCGTTTGAATCCGCGATCTTCTTCTTTGAAAAGAATAAACTATGGGCTATTTGTGACCAAGGTGTCGGCGACGCAGCGATTACCGCATTGACAAAAAGAATCAATGGCGGTACTCACGGTCTTGACGATAGAAAAGAGAAAACCAAAAAGTTCGCCGCAATGGTGGGCGCATAAGGAGTAATCTATGGAAAAGGTAACAGCATTCGTTCTAGCTTATAAAAAAGAAATCGTTCTACTAGTCGTCGGCTTTGTTCTCGGCGCAGTTATTCTTTAAGATTTCAATGTAATAAACTTGGAAGCTGGCGTGCTGGCTTTCAAACCCTCAAGGAGAGCTTGCCATTGGTAGGCTCTCCTTTTCCAATTAAAGCGCAGATCGGCATATGCTTTAACGTAGTTGGCTTCTTCAACGTGCCTGCCAGCCTTTACATCCTCAATAGTTTCATCTAGAATCGCTAGATGACGACCAGCGTGTTCATTAACATCTTCGTGCCAGCCATACATTCTGGTTAATGCGCCAGAGGTGTCGTAGAGTGCACCATAATTAGGGTGAATACAGATTGCGCCTGCACTCATCGCTTCAATAAGAGAGATGCACGACGATTCAACCCAGATGTTTGGATAAGCAAAGATATCGGCATCCTGCAGGGCTGCGCGTATTTCTGCGTTCGGAACCGACCCATGATAGTTAATCTTTGGGTGATTCTTGCATCGTTCAAACAAGGCTTCATACTGTGCGTCTCGTTCGCCCCATC